AGCAATCCAAGAACAACAGGCGCAAATAGAATCACTGCAAGCAGAAGTTGAGGCGTTAAAGAATGGCTAACACAAAGATCACAACAGCGGTAATAAAAGACGATGCCATAACCACGGCGAAGATAGCGGATGATGCTGTTACCGGGGCGCTAATTGCTGATGACGTAGCACTTGCTGGCAACCCCACAACCACAACTCAATCGGCGGGTAATAATACGACTAGGATCGCAACCACCGCATTCGTAACGACTGCCGTTACTAACCTTGTAGATTCTGCGCCTTCAGCACTAGACACGCTCAATGAGTTAGCCGCTGCAATGGGTGACGATGCGAACTTCTCAACCACTGTGACTAATAGTATCGCTACGAAGTTGCCTCTTGCGGGCGGTGCTTTAACTGGGAATTTAACTACAAATTCAAGAGTCGCTATAGGTCAATCATCTGTTACGGGTGGTAATGTTTTACTTGATTTGCATGGTTCGGGTAGTGGTGTAGGCGCACAGTCAGCTTACTATAACGACCATAACACAAGCGGCTTCTTCGTGGGTCTTGCAGGAAACACTTCTGGCAATCCAATTATTTATAACGTACCCGACACAAACATAGAGTTTTATACAAACAATGCTATAGCAATGACCATAGCAAGTGGCGGGACAACCTTTGCGGGAAATGTATTTTCTGGCAATAAAACCGGACTTTCCGATACTAATACAGGTCACGCAATAGCGCCCGGCGGTTTGGTTTATCACGCTACTGACGGAACCATAACACAATCTTTGAACAGACTAACAGACGATGGGCCTGTCCTGAGATTAGTGGGCAACAATACAACCGCCGGTTCCATTGGTGTTTTGAGTGGCGGTTTGTCATTTGGCTCTGGTTCTTCGATGACGACACGAATGTCCCTTGATACAAACGGAAATTTACTCGTTGGAACAACTGATGTATCTCAATATAACAACGCTAGTGGTGCAGATCATGGAATTGTGTTAGCAGCTACTAACTACATAGATATTTCGCGCAACGGCAACCCAATGCTCTATCTCAACAGAACAGATAGTGATGGACAGCTTGTATTATTTTCGCGAGAAGGTTCGGGTGTAGGCAGTATTGCCACTGAAGGCGGCGACATGGCTATTGGCAACGATGATGCTGGTATCCAATTTGTAAATGGCACAGAACACTTTAGACCATTTAACATGACTACTAATGCTGCTACCAATGCACTTATGAATATTGGTTCTAGTAGTAAGCGTTTTAAAGACCTTTACCTATCTGGAACGTCTTATGTAGGCACACAAGTTAGGTTCACCAGCGTTTCCTACGATGATAGATCTTTCGGTTTAGACTCACATGGCTTCTATCTATACAACAATGACGATAGTCGTTATGACTTTCACGTGGATGGAAATGGTGCGTTAAAGGCAGTAGGGAGCTACGGAAGCAAAATAAACGCAAACGATTCTTATCACGAATTTTCAGTTGGTGGTGGAGGCAGCGGTCTTGCTATGTATATTTTTAATAACAATACTTCTGGTTCCGGGCTTTTAATAAACGCAAATGGCAACGTAGGTAATAGTAATACCTATTTCTTGAGAGGCTATTCTGGGTCTGCAAGCCAAGATAACTTTTACATCTATTCTAATGGCAGCACTGACAGCAGAACTGGCACATACGGGACAATGTCTGATGTAAAGTTGAAGCAAGATATAGAGGATGCGAGTAGCCAGTGGGACGACGTAAAAGCTTTTCGTTTCCGTAAGTATCGTTTGAAAAGTGAAGTAGAAGCAGACCCTAATACTGGGTATCACCTCGGTGTTATAGCGCAAGAATTAGAGCTGACTAGCCCCAATCTAGTTACAGAAAATCCAGATCTTGACGATCAAAATAACAATTTAGGAACAACGACTAAAGCAGTAAAAACGTCAATACTTTTGATGAAGACAGCAAAGGCTTTGCAAGAGGCTATGGATCGCATTGAAACGTTAGAAGCAGAAGTTGAGGCATTAAAGAATGGCTAATACAAAGATACAAAGCGAACAGGTAGAGGATGACATAGCGTTAGGGGGCAACCCTACCACTACCACTCAAAGCGCCGGGAACAATACAACGCGAGTTGCTACCACAGCGTTTGTCACAACGGCAGTCGCTAACCTTGTAGATAGCGCCCCTTCTGCCCTAGATACCTTGAACGAACTAGCAGCAGCGATGGGGGATGATGCCAGTTTTTCCACAACCATAACGAACAGCATAGCGACCAAGCTTCCTTTGGCTGGCGGCACGATGACGGGGAACATAGCTCACGCCTCTGATTTCACCATAGATGCTGGTGGCGACATTACGCTTGATGCAGATGGTGCGGACATCATACTCAAAGATGGCGGTACATCCTTCGCTGAATTAGATAAAGATAACGACAACTTTAGAATCAAGAACCCTATCGCAGATGGCGATATAAAAATCCAAGGCGTGGACGGTAGCTCCACAATTACTGCGCTTGACTTTGATATGTCAGCGGCGGGTGCAGCTACCTTTAATAGTAGCGCCGTATTTGGTGGAGACATAACCGCGAATACTGGTAGTTCAACAACAACTATTCGTTTGAAAAACAACGTAACTGGGACTGGTGGCACTGATGGCGCAGTGCTGCAAGTTGATTCAAATGAGTTTTATATCTGGAATTTTGAAAACGATGACATAATTTTTGGCGCGAATAATAGTGAAAAAGTGCGTATAGACAGCAGCGGCAAACTTACTTACGGCGGCCTTTCTTATGGCGTTGCATTAGACCCTGACGGCTCTGGGGGATTTGGCTCTGGATATAACTTTGAAACAAATGGTGGAAGCCCACGTCATTTAGTAACTGGTCCTGTTTCTGGGCAGTATTTGTCTTCTGGTTCGTCTCCATTCATAGCTTGGTACACGGGAGCTTCTGCAAGTGCGAGTACGTCCGCACCAGAACGCCTGCGAATTGACAGCAGCGGGAATTTGCTTGTGGGTACGACAGACAGCAGCGTCTACAACAACAGCGGTTCAGGAACAGGTATCAATCTTCAAAACTTTGGAAACATTGCCATCGCCAGAGATGGTAACGATTGCTTGGCTCTTAACCGTCTAAATTCGGATGGTGCGATTGCCAACTTCAACAAAGATGGCACAAACGTAGGTGTAATCGGTAGTGATTCAACAGATATTTTTATAGGAACAGGCGACACAGGAATTAGATTTAATGATGCCGTTAATGGTGTTTTGCCTTATAACACTGGCTCTGGACAAACGGACGCAACTTTAGATTTAGGTTTTTCATCAGTTAGATGGAAAGACCTCTACCTATCTGGCGGCGCATACGTTGGAGGTACTGGGTCGGCTAACTATCTTGACGATTATGAAGAAGGGACGTGGACTCCATCTAACAGTGGAAACATAACAATCAATAGCACGGAAAATGCAACTTACACAAAAGTTGGAAGGCATGTGACTGCTAGTTGTTGGCTGAAAGTAAATCTTTCTTCCGCTAACGGTGTTCTGGGGGGGCTTCCTTTTAGCGGCTCTGGGAGAACAACAGCAGCGGTCAGCAACATCACTCAACAAGAAAATTTATACAATCAGGTTCTTGGCACAACTGTTTATTTCTATGGTGCAACATCGTCAGGTACTAATGACGATATTTTATTTTCTATCTCATATGATACTTAATTTCAAACTTACGCTTACTGGATGGTAAGCACAGACACAAAAGGAGAAAAACATGGCACTAACTAAAACAGAGATCGTGGACAAGGTAGAAGTTGTAGACACCGGGTCATGGTCTATGGTGCAAGTACGCACCGCCACCGTTATCAAGGAAGATGACACAGAGCTGTCGCGATCTTACCATAGGCACGTTGTTAGCCCAGCGGATGATTGGTCAGGCGAATCAGATAAGGTCAAGGCGATCTGTGATGCTGTACACACGGCAGACACAAAGAAAGCTTATGAGGCTAGTCAAGCAGATCCTAGCACGCCATAATAAACGGATTATCAGACGATAAAGCCAAAGGAGGCGAAAATGGCAGAAGCCACAGAGATGGAGCAAGTACCAGAAGAGACCGGAAGTTTCACAGTAAACATCGGTGATGAGCAGCAAGTTTTCATGGCAAAAGACATGACAGACGAGCAAAAAAGCATCTATCAAGATCTCGCGCTGGTCACGCAAAGAAAAAACAACATTATAGCGAACGCTAACGCTGATCTCAGAATACTCAACTCAGCAGAAAAAGACTTTAAGGCACAGCTTATTGACCTGTTGGGAGTAGAGATACCTGAGTTAGAAGAAGCGCCGCCAGAAGAAGAGGCCACAGATGCCCAGAGCGAAGGCGCAGCCGAAAGCTGACAATGTAGCAAATGACCTTGCGTCTTTTCGTGAGGTTTCGAAGGTTCGGTGGGATCAGATAGATCAACGCCTAGAATCTGGCAACCAAAGGTTTAACCGCTTAGAGCATCTTATATGGGGCTTATACGGGCTTCTCATAAGCGCTACAGTGCTTCAATCCGTTTTAGGGGGGTAAACTATGGCCGGTATATCTGTAACCACACAGCCCACGACAGAGCCGGTATCGCTGCAAGAGGTAAAGCAGTATTTGCGGGTTGAAGATAACACTGATGAAAGAGTGCTTCGCCCGTTCATACAGGCGGCACGTATGGTCGCAGAAGAACACATTGGCAGAGCGCTTATCTCACAAACGCTCACCTTATTCATTGATGCGTATGATGATACGAATGACCCGCTTTGGGAGGGTACCAAAACTGGACCCTACCTGAATTACTACAAGAACTACATCCAGCTACCGAAGTCACCTGTTACAAGCGTAACATCCGTAAGCACGTTCGATGACAGTGACAACGAAACCACGATGGCCGCAAGCCGTTACTTCGTGGATAACGTGCGGGAGCCGGCGCGTATTGTTTTGAGGCAAGGTGAAACATTTCCCACGGCGCTACGTGTAGCGAACGCGATCAAGGTCGTTTATGTGGCAGGATACACCAACGCCCATTCTGTACCGGAACCAATACGGATGGGGCTGTTGCAGCATATTGCGTTTTTATATGAGCAGCGCGGCGACATGATGGAGCCGCAACAAGGCATGAATATGCCGCCAGCAATCAAAATGCTGTATCAGCCTTATGTGATTATGGGTGGTTTGGGTTCTAGTTCCTTAATGGCGCTTGGCTAATGCCATCTATTGGCCGCCTTCGCTATCTGGTGAAGCTGCAATCACCGACAAGAACCACTGATACCGGCGGTGGGCAAAGTATTTCTTGGTCTACCATAACGGATCTCTACGCTGATATAAGGCCTGTTTCGGGTAACGAAGCATTCACACAAGGGCAGCTGCAAGAAAACACGCGACACGAAGTTACAGTGCGATATAGAAGCGATATGAACACAAGCTACAGGCTTCTTTTCGGTACGCGGATATTCAACATACGGCACATCAAAAACGTAAACGAAAGTGACCGCTTTTTCGTGTTGACTTGTGAAGAAGGCGTTGCTGCATGAGGATTGTCAACGGGTCACAGTTTTTTGGCAAATTGGAGAAAAGACTTCAAGAATTTCCAGAAAGGAATTCGAAGAGGGCTTGCCTTAATTCTGCCAACCTTGTGAGGAATACAGCAATTCAAAGCATTGCAAGGGGCGCTGCGACAGGCGAAACGTACGTCAAATACAATCCGCGCAGAACTCACACGGCATCAGCTCCAGGTCAGGCACCCGCTAACGACACCGGATTCTTAATTAGCAGCATATCAAGCAGCGTAGAAAAACACAGGGGCAGCGTTGTGGGGGTGGTAAGGGCTAGCGCACCATACGCCGCACATCTTGAATTCGGCACACAACAAATGGCAGCGAGGCCATTCTTTCAGCCAGCGCTTGATAGGAATGCCACGAAGATAAAAGCAATATTCCAGAGAGAAGGGTTGATCAAATGAGTATTGGTCAGTTTGCCTTGCAAGAAAAGCTTTACAGCACCTTGAACAATGACAGCAACCTGACGACCACATTGGGCGCAGCTGTTTATGATGAGGTGCCAGAAAATTCTTCTTTCCCTTACGTGCAGATCGGCCCAGCGTTGACGCAAGACTTCAGCACGAAGGACGTTACAGGTTCCGAGATCACGCTTACATTGGACGTTTGGTCGCGGTACAAGGGTGGTAAGGAGGTGAAAAACCTCATGGACAGGGTTCATACATTATTGCATGATAGTAATCTGAGCGTTACTGGTCATAACCTCATCAATATGCGGTTTGAGTTCGGTGATGTCTTAAGAGACCCAGATGGGATTACAAGGCATGGAGTCATGAGATTTCGTGCAGTCATGTTAGGCACTGCATAGGAGATATAAATGGCAGCACAACCGGGCTTGGACATGTTGCTCAAGGTAAATACATCAGGCAGCACTTATGTGACTGTGGGTGGCTTGAGATCAACGACTATTACACTTAACGATGAGATGGTTGACGCAACCAATAAAGACTCACTTGGATCAAGGGCCATACTTGTCGGCGCTGGCGTTCAAAGTGTTTCAATCAGTGCGTCTGGAATATTTACAGATGCAACTTCGGAAACCACTGTCAAGGCAGCGTTCTTTTCTCAAGCGCAAACAAGCGATGGGTCAAGCGCACAGACACCGGCAATGAAAAACTTCCAGTTTTTGATACCAGACTTTGGCACATTGACTGGCGCTTTTCTGATCACATCACTTGAGTACGCAGGTGAATTCAACGGCGAAGTAACTTACTCAATGTCATTTGAGTCTAGCGGTTACATAACCTTCGCGGCGGTATAATCTGATGGCTTGGGTTGAGGTGACTGTTAAAGCTGGCAAAGAAGAAGTGCCAGCCTTGTTCAACGGTATGCAAGTTGATTTACCAAGTCATATCAAGGTAGGCGAATCTATCAAATTAAATGATGTGGATTACAAAGTAATCAATACCATCCCTGATAGCAGAGATGAAATCACGCACGTTATCCTCGCAAATGCGAAAGATAAAGGAGGAAAGTCAGATGACGAACCAGTTGAAGGGCCAAACGAAGATTGAGCTAGGCCGTAAGAGCTACGAATGTAGGCTATCTATTGACGCTCTTATACAAATTGAAGAAGCCTTGGATCAAGGCATTTTGGAAATAACACAAGATATTTCTGATGCAAAGATAAGGCTTGGGCAGATGGCAACAATTCTGCTCTATGCGCTTCAAGGGGCGGGCAACAAGATTGACGAAGGCGAAGTAAAAGAACTCATCCAAGCTACGGGGATAGTTCCGACTTGTACGCAGGTTGCAGAACTTTTAGTGGCAACCCTTAGTGATCCAGAAAGTGAGGGTGATCCAGAAGCAAAAAAGGACAAGGAGGTAGCTTAGGCAAGTTACCTTGGAGAAGATATTACAGCATATGCGTCGGCATGGTGGGCATAGCCCCTTCTGAATTCTGGAACATGTCGCCGCAAGAAGTGTACGCGACAATGGGAGGTTTCATGGAGTTCCATGCAGCAGAACAGGAAAAACCGCCAATAACGAGGGATGAGCTAAATAACCTTATGGAGCTGTACCCAGACGAATAATGGCTACTACTGTTGACGAACTAATTGTACGCATCAAGGCTGATACCAAACAGCTTGAGAGTTCTCTCAATCGCGTAAGAAAACAAACAAAAGAAACATTCAACGAAAGAAGTAGCAATCGTTTCGTCGCATCTCTGCGAAACATAAGAGGAGCGGCAGCAGCAGCGGCGGTTGGCTTAGGTGCCGTTGCAGCGGTCAAAGTTGCACAGACAGGCGCAGAGTTTGAAAACCTAAAGCTTTCTTTGCAAGCTGTTTATGGTTCGGCGCAAGCTGGTGATGCAGCCTTCAGTCAAATAAGGCAGTTCGCATCAGAGATGCCTTTCCAAGTACAGGATCTCTCAAAAGCATTCATACAGCTCAAAACAGCTGGCATTGAACCCACCAGAGAGCTATTGATGACGTACGCAGATGCTAGCTCTGTTGCTATGGATTCTCTGGGCGCATTCCAAGCTATGGTGCGTATCACTCAAAGATCAGCGGCAGGCGGTCTCGGATTAGAAGAACTAGAGCAAATTTCAGACAGAGGCATTCCTGTCTATGAAATCCTCGCAGAAAGGCTTGGTGTCACGCGGCAGAAGATAAGTGACATGGGCAAAACAGCGGAAGGTGCAGCGAAGTTGATGAAGACCTTTCAAGAGGGTTTGAAGGAAGGTTTCGGCGGTACTGTTGCTTTGAAGATGGAAACTCTCAATCAAAAGCTTTCAAATATGAGTGATGCTTTTGATGGGCTGGCTATGGCTATATTTGAAGATAGTGGAGTTGGCAAGGGGATGAAAGCCCTCGTGGATCTAGCCAAAGATTTTGCTAATTCTTTGGCGGTAGGCATAAAAATGTTGTCAACCGGACAAAGCGCAGAAATGGTCAAGGCTGTTACGTTAGAGGAAAAATTAGCTGTTGCAGTTAAAGAGCGTCAAGAAATAGAAGATAGGGCTTTAAAAAACAAAGCTGGCGAAATAGTTAACGCCACTATGCGCGAAAGATTAAAGCAAGCGGATGCCACTGTGGAGTCATTGCGCAAGGAAGTTGTGCAGAGAGACAAACTCAATATAAAAAACAAAGCAGATGCGCAAGCTGCGAAAGAAGCTAAAGATGCCAAGATAGCAGAATTTGATGCACAACAAGCAGCAGATAAAGCAAGAGAAAAAAGCATAGAGAATCTGCGCGGATTGTTAAATGATGTGAAAACACCTGCAGAGCAGGTAACAGAAAAAATTCAAAGACTAAACGCTGAGCTTATTTTAATTGGCAAGGGCGGGGAATCAGAATTCACGCCAGAGCAGCTGGCAGAGGCCATAAAAAGACTAGGCGAAGAGATGACGCCGCTTGAAAAGAAAACAAAAAAAGTAAAGGAAAAAACTGATGAATTAGCGAAAACCATGAAGGAGCATTTGTTGGAGGCTGTAGTGGAAAACATAAATGCTTTTACAACGGATTTCGTGAATGCGCTGATGAATGGTGAAAGCGCGTTGGAATCATTCAAAGATTTCGCTAAGAAAATGATAAGTCAAATCATTGCACAATTTTTACAGCTGCAAGTTGTGAACAAGATTGTTAACACTTTGACCACAGCATTCGGAGGATCGCCAACTACTGACGCGGCGACAGACGTTGGGGCAACAGGCGGCAGGCTCCATAGAGGCAGAATGACTCTCGTTGGAGAGCAAGGTCCAGAGCTTTTCATACCGAATAGCGGCGGCACCCTAATGAACGCGCAGAACACAAGGGGAGCATTAGGCGGTGGTGGGGCTGTTGTTGTGAACCAAAACATAAACCTATCCGCTGGCGTGGCCGGCACTGTGCGGCAAGAAGTTATTAAGATGATGCCAATGATAAGTGACATCACGAAAGCCGGCGTGTTAGAAGCTTCAGCGCGGGGTGGAAATTACAGAAGAGGGTTATTAGGTGCCTAGAATCATCACAATGCCATCAGCCCCAAACTTCTCACGTAGCACTTTCACACTGAATCGTGCTGTCAGTAACACAGTTTCCCCATTCACAGGGGCAACGAGGACACAAGAATATGATTTCGCTGGGTGGTCAAGCACAGTTTCGTTGCCGCCACTTCGCCGGGACGTTGCAGCACAATGGCAATCTTTTTTGCTGAACTTGAAAGGATCAAGCAATTATTTCCTTTTCAATGATCCAGATGCGAAAACACCGCGAGGGACTTATAACACCAACAACCTCGCCAGTGATATACGAATCAACAGCGGCTCTCAAGTAACATCTGTTACGTTGTCTTTTTCTGGGAGCACCATCACTGCCGGCACCGCAATATTTGATGGACTTGTTGCGGGAGACTTCTTTTTCGTGGAAGGGGCTACGAACGCTGACAACAATGGAACGCACAAGATAGTTACAAAAACCAGTGACACAGTGGTAGTAACAGGAACCGTCCTGACCACAGAATCAAGCACCGCGTCATGCACAGTGAAACAAAACGTGAAAGGCGCAGAAGCTTTGAGCCTTGATGCGTCTACAAACACCGGGACGGGAACAATATTACAGGGTGACTATCTAGCTATTTATGACGGTACAAGCTTGTCATCAAACAACCCAGTGCAGCTCGTCATGGTCACAGAAGATGCTACAGTCACAACACAAAGCGGATCACCGGATCACTTTTCATTGCAGATACAACCGAAACTGCGGGCTGACTTCACGAATAATTACGTGGCCGGTTTTAGCTCTACTTACAACAAGTCACGCTTCCGCTTGAGCGAAACGCCAGTAGAGTGGTCTGCGAACAACAACAGCGTTTTCGGGATCTCTTTTACTTGCGCTGAGGTGATCTGATGGCTACACGCCAAGGGATTGATACGGCCCTCCTTAGCAAACTTGATGATGCACACGCTTTTGTTTTCTTCGCCGTGAAAGCAGAGTTTGATACGTCAACCATCGCTGTGCATACACAGACCGGGGAGCTTGCTTTTGGCGGCACCACGTACGAAGGCGCTGGAACTTTACTTGGAATCACAGGAACAGAAGACAGTTCTGATCTCAAGAGTGATGGCATCACCGTTTCTTTATCTGGCATGACACCAGAAGTGTTGACCTACGCCCTTACGGAAAATTACCAAAACAGACCTATAACTGTATTCCAAGGATTCTTAGATGCTGGCGGCTCCAAAGTTACAGGCACACTGACCTTATTTAAAGGCCGAATGCAGAACATAACATTAAGCGATGATCCTGATGGTAACTCTGCTGTGATAGTGCAAGCGGAAAACCGTTTGATTGATTTACGAAGGCCAAGCAATTTGAGATACACGAAAGAAAGCCAAGAGTTCGTGGCATCTGGCGATACGGGCTTCAACCGCATACAGTCGTTGCAAGAAAAGAAAATAGTGTGGGGCAACCGAAGCGGTGAGAGTGGGGGCATCAACAACAACATATATGAGGGGGAGGATACAGTTCCTACCCATGAGCGATGATCAAGCTTCCCGAATGGCAAACCAAGTTACACAAGTACCTCACAGAAAACAGAGATAGAGATTTCGTATGGGGTACATGGGATTGCTGTATCTTTTCTGATGGTGCAATACACGCCATTTCTGGCAAGCACGTTATTCCTAGTGAATTAAGGTGGGGAAGCGAATCTGATGCTTTTGAATCCATCACAGAATATGGCCGCACGTTTGCAAATGCCATAAAAAAAGCGGCGCGAGAAGCGGGGTTAGAACCAATAGATGTATCACAAATTACGGCAGGTGATCTTGCCGTCTACATGAATAACAATGAGGAGCTTTGTGGCATCTGTGATGGGTATGCGTTGATCAGCCCAGCAGATGATGGTTATGCTTTCAACAAATGTGACACGGCCCGCATAGCTTGGAGAGTGCCTGATGGCTAAAGCGATCAAGACTGCGATTATAGCCGTTGTCGTCACCGCTGTAATAATCTATGGCGGGGCTATGGTATTGCAAGCATTGGGGCAAGGGACGGCGTTTGGTGCGGCAGCAGGAGGTCTTGCTGGCAAGCTCGCAGGAGCCGGCATTGGTATGTTGACCAGCACATTTGTTGGGACGCTAGCGGCAGCTGGTGTCGGAATGTTGATGTCACGCGGGGTTGATGGCAACAGTCAGAACTACGGAACCAAAACATCTGTACGAGAAGCAGTTGCACCAAGACAGATAATTTACGGGATCACAAGAGTGGGCGGCGTGATTGCTCATATTGAAGTGAGCGGCGCAAACAATGAATTTCTTTGTATGATTGTTGTGGTCTCAGGCCATGAACTTGAAGGCTTTCAGAGTGTTATGTTCAATGATCTCACCCTTACAACATCCACATCCACTATAAGCGGGGAAACGGTACACAGAGTTACCAATTCCGAATTTTTGAACACTGAAAACCCTAGCAACTTTGGCAGCGGCAGTCTTGCCAGATTCACGTTTCATGACGGATCGCAAACCGCACATGATGGACTTGCCAGAGCTAGGCTAGGCGCGACTTCCATTCCATCAACTCATAAGTTTACGGACTGCGCTTATTTCTACATTGAACTTATATTTGACTCAGAAAAGAACAATTCCATCCCGCAAATAAGCTTCGTTATGAAGGGCAAAAATGTTTTTGATCCGCGAACGAATGCAGCAGCGACCACTGATCTACAGCGCAGCAACCCGGCCTTACAAATAAGAGATTACCTAACAGATACAACTTATGGCATACGGGCCACATCTGATGAACTAAATGACACAACGAACGCTGGTGGATTTGCAGCAGCGGCAAACACTTGTGATCAAAACGTTACTTTGGCAGATGGGTCATCCACAGAGAAAAGATATACCAGTAATGGCGCGACTAATATGTCCGCATCTGGTGAATCTATTATTTCTGGCATCATGTCATCTATGGGCGGGCGGTTGACGTATACGAATGGCAAATTCAATTTGTTCGCTGGCGCAGCACAAACGCCATCAATGACCATCACAGATGATGATTTGTTAACAGCGGTGGCCGTTGAGACGAAGACTCGTACGGGTGATTTATATAACAGCGTCAAGGCTATATATGTAGACAGCAGCAATGACTTCAAAGCACAGGAAAGCCCGGTTCTGACTGATACCACTATGCTTTCGCATGACACACCACCCGGGAGTTCATCAGCCAACTTCAGAAAGACGTTAGAAGCACAGTTGCCGTGGACAACATCAGAAACTATGGCGCAGCGTTTGGGCAAGATACAGTTAAAGTATCAAAGACAAAGCATACAGTGTCGCGTTTCTGTGGGCATGGAGTTTTTTCGCTTGCAGCCGAATGATTTTGTGAGAATGACAAACGCTAGGCTTGATTTCACTAACAAGCTTTTTGAAGTGCAAGACATACAAATGGCTCTGGACTCAGCTGACAACGCTTTGGTAGCCAGTGTGGACATGACGTTGCGAGAGATAGACAACGCTGTATGGGACTTTGCAACCAATGAGTATTCAGCTGGTATAGGCGAAGGATCTGCGATAGATACGGGTGACTTTTCTGTCAACGCGCCTACCATCGGAACGCTTACCCAGCGAGCAACGATCCAAGGGCCGCACACCATAATTGACATTATTGTGCCGTGGACTAACCAACAAACGGATGCGGTTCAAGGCACAGAGATACAGTATAAAATTTCCAGCGAGAGCGATTATGCAGTTGCTACCGTGGCAGGGAAAGGTCAAACCAAAGGCGTTATCCAGAACGTCGTGGTAGGCAACACATATAACGTCCGGTTGAGACACTTCAGCTATGACAACGTGTACTCCGGTTATTCATCTGTCGCTAATATTACGATCGCGGAATCAGATACCTTAGCGCAACCATCTAGCGTCAGCGCCACCACCGGCAAGCCTTTCTTTATTGAGTTGAAGTGGACTAACCCAGCGAATACGAACCTTCGCGCCGTAGAAGTACACGCCAGCACAACAAGCGGATTCACGCCTAGCACCGGGACACTTGTAAACAGTTATTACGGTGATGTAGGCAAAAACAAAAGAGTGTTGTTAGGTAAGAGCAGTGATTTTGGCTTTGATTACGGGACTACATTTTACTTTCGGTTACGGGCTATCAATGTGCTCGGCACTGCTACGGCATACACCTCACAAGTCGCTGGTTCTTTCACTAAGGCTGTAAGCGCTGACATAGACAGCATTTCGGCAAATCAAATAACCGCTGGGACAATAGATGCTTCCCAAATAGACGTGGAAAACCTAAATGCTTCCGAAATAACGGTTGGAGAGATCAACATCAACCGTTTGCCATCTACGGTGGTTTTTACGAGTGAGCTGACAGATGGGTCAACAGTCATTGACGGGAGCAATATACAAACTGGCGAAATAACGCTTACCTCTGGGGACGGCACTAGCAATTTAGCTCACATAAAAGGCGGCAAGACGTCTTATGAAGACACCAGCAATGAAGGTTTCTTCATGGGTTTCAACGCCAGCAATCACCCAGCGTTCAACATTGGCACCGGGTCTGACTTCCTTAAATACGATCAAAGCAATGGATTGACACTTCGCGGAACTCTTACAGCGGGAGACATAACCTCTGGCGGCACCTTGTCTGGTGTCAATATGGAGATCGGCTCCAGCAACTCTATATTTAAAGCCACAAGCTCTGGCATCCAACTAGGCCACGCAACATTTAGCAGTGCGCCGTTTAGGGTGACACCGGCCGGCGCTCTCACGGCAACTAACGCCACCTTGAGCGGATCTCTCACAAGTGGTTCTGGCAATAGTATTTTCAAGGCCACCACAACGGGCATCCAGCTAGGCCACGCTACGTTCTCCAGTGCGCCATTTCGTGTGACTGCGGCGGGCGCTTTGACAGCAACGAGCGCGACAATAACAGGCGCTATAACGGCCACCTCATTCGGTATGTCTGGTGGCGCAAAGATCAACGCTGGAGATATTCTGGCGAGCAGCAGTTTTTTCACCACAGACGGCAGCGGCAATCTGACACTAGCGGATGATGGTGTAACCTCTGATAAAATTGCTACTTCGCTGCAATCAAGTAATTACTCTGCCGGTTCCGCTGGCTGGAAGATACAGAAATCAGGTAACGCAGAATTCAACGGGGTGGTTTTGAGCAGAAGCCTTGTGGTCGCTACCGGCACCATCAATGTAGCTGCTGCAACCGCCGGATCTGGTGGGGTTCCAGCACAATCTGATGATGTTCAAGTTCTCAAAACCATATTCACACATGGAGTTTACAGTGCGGGTTTCAACGCGTGGTCAGGATCAACTAGCACTTTTCTTGTGCAAATGAGCATGAGTGGGAGCTTCTTCACAACCGTTGGACAAGAAACCAACGCGTTTTTAGGGCCACGCGGAACACTTCTACCTCTAACGGTATTTTCTGGGACACAAGCCTTTACTTTGCGAACGCAGCTATGGGGCAGACAGATCGGTGGGTGGGGTAGTCAGAATAATGTAGTTTTAACATATCGCATCTATAAGGTAACTTGATGAGTGAGATCGGCGACATTGTGGGCGGGAACATCACAGAAGATGGTGTTTTTGTAAATGAAATTGCTGTAAAGAATAATGACACCGTGACCGTGAATGTAATTTTTTATGCGAACGATCATGAAAGCTATGCAGAAAAGAGAGCAGCAGTAGAAGCGTTAAGCAGTGGATAGCATTGTCACACTCATAAATGAGGTGGGATTCCCAATAGCTGCTGCCATCGGGCTTGGGCTTTTCGTTTGGAAACTTATTACAAAAATAATAGATGGCATGGAAGCCAAGATTGATGTTCTGGATGACAAGGTTTCGGCACAGATAAGTGAGATAGAAGAACGGCTTGGTAGCAAGCTTGATGCTCAAATGGGAATACTTGTTAGCCTCATAGATAGGGTTCGTTCTGTGGACAACGAAATCATCAGACAAGACACCATGATGAAAACCATCCTTGGGGTGCCAACATTGATGAACACAGACCGTATGGCAAAGGCTGATAGAGAAGATCAGAGAAAGGATTGATGATGCGTGGTGAAATAAAATTTTATGCCTTGATCAATGTTTTCGTCTTATTGCTGCTAACAACTCCAGCGGTGCTAAGTGATGAGATGAGGCACAAATTCAAAAGCCCTAGCTTTAGTGGTCAAGGCGCATCAAGCCACTATCTCACAATAGAAAACCAAACCTTTAACCGGAAGGAAGCCATTGACGCAAGATTAGAAGCGTTAGCGGATGAGCTAGAAAGGGAAGCACAAAATACAACGCTGGCTAGATTCCAAAGAAATTTAGAGAGTAGAATATACGCTCAACTATCACGCCAGCTTGTAGATAACCTGTTCGGTGAAAACAAGAGCACAGAAGGCATCATTGAACTACTAGGCAATAAAATTGAGTATGAGAGCGATGGAGAAACTGTCACGCTTACCATCACAGATGAAGATGGCGGCACGACTACCATTGTTATTCCTGTCAACAGTTTTACTTTCTAGCTGCCAAACAGACCCCCGCGCCGCTATTGATGCAAAGCCAGAACCTAACGCCCTGATAGGTGAATTGCTGGTTGGAGAGCTGGCGCTAGTAGAAACACCAAAGCAGCGCCCGGTCATAGCTATATACGCGCAAGCATTCCAAGACTTTACGGGACAACGCAGAAGCAACAGCCAATACGCAGACTTTTCCACAGCAGTGACCCAAGCGCCCTACGCATACCTTATACGCGCACTCAAACACGCTGGCGGCGGCGAATTCTTTGATGTTGTAGAAAGGGTTGGCTTAGATAATCTAACCAAAGAAAGGCAGCTAATTCGTTCTACAAGGCAGCAGTTTGAAGATGACCAAGACCTTATGCCATTGAAATTCGCTGGTTTATTGATGGAAGGAGGCGTGATAGGGTACGAAAGCAACGTGAAGTCAGGCGGCTTCGGTGCGAGGTATTTGGGGATCGGTGCTTCCAAAGAGTACCGACAGGACACTGTAACAATAAGCCTTCGCACAATATCAGTCTCAACCGGGAAGGTGTTGCTTGAAGTCTTGATTACCAAGTCAATATTCAGTGTTGGCTATAGTCAGGATATTTTTCGTTTCATTGGGCAAGGGACGAAACTAATTGAGATTGAGAATGGTGTGGTTGAAAACGAAAGCGTTGGTTTCGCGCTGCAGATCGCTATTGAGACTGCCGTTCTGGAAACTATTAAGCAGGGTTACGATAATCTTTTCTGGATTCCTCGCGACTACTAGCTACGCAGACAATGAAATATATGTCAATCAGGTCGGCGCAACAGCCAACATTGATTTAGAACAGCTGGGATCAAACAACGTGATCGGCGGGTAGCATGACTGCCCTAGATCTTGATGGCACTAACCTGACACTGGATATCAATCAGATTGGTAACAACAACATCTACCGGGGCGACATTCTTGGTAATTCCAACACCGTCTTCATGGAATTTGATGGTGATTCGAACTCTTTTACCATCCAAGTTGATCCGACGAACACTTACAGCGCTGACTCTGGCAACTACAACGTTGATGTCACCGGGTCATCTAACAGCATGACGTTAAACGTTGGCACAGCGGCTTTATCTGATACCTTAGACCTTGATTGGATCATCAATGGCTCATCCAACAGCATAACCAGTTCTATTGATATAGATCAGGCTACCAACTACATGGATATTGATGGTTCCAACAATACGGTGACATATGATGGTGACGGCGCGGCGACAGGGTACTTCTATCTGGATCAAACGGGTTCATCACGAACTTTCAATATCCAGCAGCAAAGCACATCCGCGCAAGATTGGCTCAAAATTATTTCTACTAGCTCTAATGGCACTATGTGCGTCATTCAAAACGACCAAGGTACAAGCACAAGCTGTTGAAGTTGGCGCTATAAGCGACGTCAAAGGCGCTGCGCGGGTTTTACGTGATACCCCTTATGCTGCAAGCCTTAACTTCAATTTATTGCTGAGCGACGATCTCAGGACTTCTCAGGGCAGGTTAGAAGCTACGTTCTTAGATGACAGCACTGTACGACTTACAGAGCACTCATCTTTGGTCATTGACGAATACGTTTTTGATCCAAACCCTTCTAAATCAAAAATGGCTATCTCTTTTGCAAGCGGAACGGCGCGTTTCATAACGGGCAAGCTAGGTCTCATTGATAAGCAAAATATAAAGCTACGAACGCCAACCGCGGATATTGCCATACGCGGGACGGACTTTACTTGTACGGTAGATGAGCTTGGCCGCTCCCTAATCATTCTGTTGCCAAAACTGGACGGCACTTCAAGCGGTGAGATCTTGGTGACTACCGCGCTTGGTTCTGTGACGCTTAATAAACCATATGAAGCAACCACGGTTGATGTATACGAAAAAACACCCACCGCCCCCGTGATATTGGATCTGACGCTGGATCTCATTGACAACATCTTGATCGTGAACCCACCCAAAGAAGAAGCATCGTTAGAAGAAGAACAGACGGCGCAAGCGGTTGATTATTTAGAATTCGATGATCTTGATGTGGACTTCTTAGCAGAAGACTTTCTGGACAATGAAGCGGACTTAGAATTCACGGAGCTAGATATAAATTATTTGGATGTGAACTTTCTTGAAGATCTGCTCAATATTGTTGACGCGCTGGCGGTGAAAGAAGAAGAAGATCAACTCAAGCAGCTAGCGACGAGTATAAATATCAAAGGCACCAGCATAGGCCAAGACCCCGTCACACAGATCACAACCATCATACAGGGCCAAAACGTATCTATCAGACGCAACGTTTCATCAAACGCAAGGATTGACTTAGACGGCTCTGGATCGTACACAGTTATATTAAGTCAGGGCGGTATCAAAAACACAGTGATAGTAAACGGTGGTGGTAGCTCAATAGTAAGGATAACGCAGGGTTCGTAATGAGATTTTTGTACATTTACATCTTTCTCCTGTTGCCTATGGCGTTCAACTTCTCAGGTTTAGAAATGTTGAAGCTCAAGGTATTTGATGTATTTGTTTCTACCCCAGAACCCAGTGGCAACTTTGCCGTGTTAAATATCACAGAGGCAGATGTGGAAGAACAGCTTGGCTGGCCTTTCCCTCGTACTGTCTTGGCAAACCTGCAAGAAGATATGATGGAGAAGGGTGCGCTAGGCGTGGGCTGGGTCATCAGCTTCCCGCAACCCGGCAGATGGAACGGTGACAAACTTTTTGCTTTGATAGCCAATCAGCACCCATCTGTGTTCGCTATGTTCGAAAGCCCTAACAGGGAATATCCCAAGACCACTGGTACTGTCATCATGGGCGAAGATATTGGCGGCTACTTGGCTACCGGCACCATACAAAACACCCCAAAACTACAAATCAACCAAGGCATCGTTTCGGCACCTATTGATGTTGATGGATTGTTGCGCCGTATGCCTCTGCTCATGCGAACACCGGATGGCTGGATACCATCATTCGCAGTGCAATCACTAAAAACTTTAACGGGTGGTGACACATACATAATTAAAACGAACGAAAACGGGTTGGAAAACGTTCGCATCCCAGAATTACCGCCCATCCCAGTAGATTCTATGGGCCGCAAGTGGGTGTCTTGGGTCGAACCAATAGAAACCACGATGGATGATATGGATGTAGCAGGTAAATTCGTATTCGTCGGGGTGACAGCAAAAGGTGTGATGCCGCAAATTTCTACACCAGCTGGCCTGATGTACCCTCATCACATACAAGCGGCGTTTGCAGAGTCACTTATCAATCAAAATTCACCAATTATCAAAGATTACGCGCCAGCGGTGGAAATGTTGGTTTTTACCGCCGTTCTCGGGCTTGTGTACGCTTCTATCACGTTTTTGGGGGTAGCCCTTGGTATTTTAGGGGCTATCGCTGTTTGGCTTGCCACGGGGCTTACAGGCGCTTATCTAATAAATACAGGAATGTTGCTAGATGTTTCGTGGTCATTGGTTGCTTCTGTGGTTATGGGGGCCGGCGCGTTCTATTTCAGATTCAAGGAGCAATGGCAGCTGCGCCAACAGATCAAAAAACAATTTGAGCATTACCTTGATCCAAGACAGGTGGCAGAGCTGCAAAAGAACCCTGATAAGCTCAAACTGGGTGGTGATCGCGCTTATGCAACTTTCTTGTTCACAGATGTGCGGGGGTTCACCTCTCTGTCAGAGCAGCTTGAACCCGAAGAAGTGACCTATGTGATGAACCGGGCGTTGACTGTGCAATCTGACGCAGTAAAAGAAAATGGTGGTCTGGTAGATAAATACATCGGTGATGCGATGATGGCTATATGGAACGTGCCGTTGCCTATGCAAGATCATGAGTTAAAAGCGCTGCAATGTGCCAGAGATATAGAGGCCGGAATGGTCACGTTGAACGAAGAGCTTACGGCAGATGAAAAGCCCAATATTCAAATAGGCATTGGTATCAATACAGGCGATGCAATAGTAGGCAACATGGGAAGCGCAACACGGTTTGATTACACAGCGATAGGTGATGCAGTAAACACTGCTGCACGTTTGGAATCAGCAACAAAAGCCGAAGGCGTAAACGTTTTGATCGGGGCCAACACTGCACACGCTGTACAGGAAGGGCTACGGTATCACAATGACATAAGCGTCAAAGGCAAAAAAGAAGGATTGAAGGTGTACACATGGGATTCAAAGTAAGCGCGGCGGCGGGTGTTCTACTCTTGTTATCAGGTATTGCGTTTAAGCTTTACTATGACAAAGCGCAAGCACAGATAGCTTCTCTTAAGCAAGAAATCATAACGCTGCAACAAAATGAAGAATTGTTAAAAAAAGAGATAACAGAACAAAACGAACAGCTACAGGAACAGCTACGCAAATCACAAGAGCAGTTTGAACAGATAAACTTGCTCAATGAGCGCAACCAACAAGCGAACGCAGATATAGCAAACCTGCGATCTAAATTTGCCAAACACGACCTTAATTATCTATCATTGCGGAAACCAAAGCTCATCGAAAAAATCGTGAACAAAGGTACTGCCGAAGTCTTAACAAATCTTGAAAACCTTACTGATAATTAGTTTCTCCTGTCTCGCCGGCTGTAGTTTGCTAACCCCGCAACCTCCCAAAGCTGCGCCGGTTGAGATAGTGAGGGTAGAAGTTCCCGCCCCCGTTTACCACCCAAACCTGCCAGAAAAGGTCAAAACGTTGCCTGTAGAATGGACTGTTCTTACGCCTGATTTGATGAAAGAATACGTCACAGATCTGGAAAATGGAGAAGCGCCGGTAAACGTTTGGTATTCGCTGACAACAAAAGGTTATGAAAACCTTAGTCAAAATATGGCAGAAGTTCAGCGGTACATAAAACAAGCGCTCAACATTATTGATTATTACAAGTCACTAGACGAAGGGGGAACCGATGACGCTACTGATTGACATATTCAACTACGGGACAACCATAGTTGCTCTGGCATCTGTTGTATGCGCGATGACACCTACGAAGAAAGACGACACCATCGTTGGCTACGCGTACAAGTTTTTAGAAATACTGGCGGTCAACATTGGAAAAGCCAAAGACCAGTAACACCGTTGAGGATTGTTTAGTCCTCATCGAAACAACCCGCAACGTCTTAAGCGTTTATAATGATAATGACGCTATCATAGACCAGCTGATGGATATTGCCTTGCATCTCGAAAAAGAAAAGAAGGGTGCGATGGCTTATTGGCTATATAAAGCGTGTGATAGCTTGGAGGGTATGGATTGTATACTTACAGGGCAGTCTTAGATCGTGTGATAGATGGTGACACCATTGATGTAGATATTGATCTAGGGTTTGATGTTTGGCTGAAGAAGCAACGTGTCAGGCTACATGGCATTGACACACCGGAATCAAGGACTCGCAACAAGGCTGAAAAGGTGCTAGGTCTTGCCGCGAAGGAACGATTAAAAGAGCTGTGTGCTGATGGGATAAGCATACAGTCATTGGGAAAGGGCAAGTATGGAAGGATCTTGGGCATCCCGTACACTGCGACAGATGTTGACATTTGTGCGCTCCTTATTGAAGAAGGACATGCAGTTGAGTATCACGGCGGTAAGAAGACCAAAGTATGGGGATAAACATATGGATAGAGCAAAACTTGAAACAGAACTAGCGAGAGATGAGGGGTGTATCTTTGAGGTGTATGAAGATCATCTTGGGTATGCCACCTGCGGCGTAGGCCATCTCATCAAAGAGGGTGATCCAGAACACGGTCAGCCAATAGGCACACCAGTGCCACAACAGCAGGTCAACGCATACTTGCAGCAGGATATTGATATAGCAGTGAAAGAAGTATCTGAGCGATACCCTTTCTTCGATGAGCTTGATGATGTAAGGCAGCGCGTCATGGTCAACATGGCTTTCAATCTTGGCTCTACAAGGCTTGCGTTATTTAAGAAGTTCCTCGCAGCAGTTGAAGAACAAAGATGGGATGATGCTAGCTTGGAAATGCTGGACTCTAAGTGGGCTGGTCAGGTGGGCAATAGAGCCAAAAGGTTGTCTGATATGATGCGGGATGGCACTGTCTAAGACACAAAACGCAAGGCTGGGTTCGTTCCTTGCCATCGTATTCAATGAAGAGGTGCCGAAAGATTACCTAGAGAACGTTGTCCTTGATGGTTTTGTATCAAAGGATAACGAAGGGTATTATCTGACAGAAAAAGGTTTAGACGAAAAGAACCGTCTTTGTACCTTAGCAGGACTCAACATAAAGTACCTATCTGAGAGGAAATCATGAGCGAACCCGAAGAAGAGCTTGCAATGCGTCTTAAGGCTCTGAAGATACCGTTCGTCAGAGAGTGGCGGTTCCGTGGCACAACAGATGATCGGCGCTGGCGGTTTGACTTCCTGCTTTTGCCAGAAGAACTCAAGATAGCTATAGAAGTGGAGGGGGGTGTCTTCGTTGGGGGCCGTCACACTAGGGGCAAGGGCTTCACCAATGATCTGATGAAATACAACGCTGCTCTAATGATGGGATTCTCAGTGTTGCGGTATACCACCGCTCAAATAAATGGCATCGCTATGGAACAAATACCTGAGCTTTACGCGAAGAAGTCAGCGGCTCTGACCGCTTAGTATTGTGAATCACAATCCTCACAGAAGGGCATCCAGTTGCCGTGGTTGTCTTGCGTGAGGGCCATATCTCTATCACAGAAAGGACATTCCTCAACCTCATAGTCATACGGGTTGAAGAAGTCTGTGTCCTTGCGCTCTGGAACGTGGAACATTATAGCGCCCCCAGAACATCATCAGCGTTTCCATAGACCGTTTTCACTCTACAAAGAAGGTGAACTTTGTATGAGTTACGCTCAGCCAAAAGTTCTTCTGTCATGTATCCAGCTTTGTGGTGCGCTGTCGTTAAGTGCATGAGCTTAAGTCCTAAGAAGATCTCTCCTAACTCATAAGCAATCTCTTTCAACGCTTCGGTGTGACGGTTTTCGTCAGTCAGCTGCGCTATGCGTTGTATAACGCTCGTGGGAAATTGGTTTTTGTTATTAGGTGTGGTCATTTTATCTAGCTCCTTTTATTTCTCTTCCTAATGTTTACTATTATAAACATACTAAGACTCATTGCAAGCCTTTTTCGAAAAAAAATGCCGGCTCTGACCCCACTGCCGGCGAGTGGTTCTAAGGGAGGAGAAGTATCACTACCTTGGTCTAGCGTCAGCACGAGTCAAATTGTAAGGGGACAAGTGCTGCGCCTAATCATAAATATATGTTTATATCTTTTTTTGGCAACTCCTTTTTGCAATCAGTTCCTTTTGTGCGATTCAATCTTGGCCTGTATCTAGCAATCAAGACTTTCTCCCAATACAACCTTCTCCTGCTTGAACAAGGCAAAACTCTGTAATGAGTGTAGGGTTTGTGATGTTGGGGTATCCTTGCGTAAACGTTTTTTGATTGACCCACATAAACGATCTCTCTGTCATTTGACAATACATAAACGCCAGATATACCAATCTGGTCACGAGGAATGAAACCGTTTTCAAACTGTTTGCTTCGATCATCTGATTGTTGTTGTTGACGCTTCTTCTGCTTGACCAATATCTTCATCATCTCAACAGATGATTCGCTGGCCTCAACTTCTTCTTTAAGACTCTGCAGTAACCTTTCGGCTTTTGTCTGCATTTCTCTTTGATTTTCAAGAGTTGCTTCAAGCTGCCATAACCGCCTCTGCTCTTCTGAGACGGGGTCATCAAGTCCAAAAGCAATCGCACCGGTTGACATGAAGCCAGTATTAAAGCTGGCTTGCTCCGCGATTCGTAACCTACTCACTGCGCCATAGTCTCAAGAAATGTTTTTGCGAGTCTCTCTTGCCGTGGGTTCAAAGCGTCTTCTTTGTCCTCAAGCTTAGAGATCATGGATCGGTTCGGGACACCTTTGGCATAGTATCCCATGAACTCAGCAAGCTCTGACTGCGTCACGCCAGCCTTCTCTCTGAGTTCCCGTAGTGCGCGTCCGTTAAAAATCATCTGGATACTCCGAATCAATGGGTTCATCTGCCCAGTATTGGGAGTCCGTAAGCACATCGCGACGATAGCGTTTCAGCTTGTCATCAACGCACTTATCACAAACGAAGGTGAGTGGTATGCCGCGAGCATCATATTCCATCCACCCTTCGCTCTTTTCGCAGTAGTGGAGAGACATATCAGCCATTGACTATCTCCTCAAACCTTGCGTAATCATGCGCATCCAAGATGTCTTTTATAGAAGACATTGGAATGTTACGCATCTCACAGTTGTACTTCTCATTCAAGCTATCCACAAACCGCGATAGCTCCATGATTGGGTTTCCGTAGTCTTTCGCTAGATATTTCATTTGTTTGCCTCCATGTCATACCATTGCCAGATAGTTTCTTTTGCTGAGTCCCACATACTGCCGAACAAACGATGCATCCCTTCGGAAGCCCTGTCTGTATCTTGGTACGTGTCCATAAACTCAATGTAGTTGTACTTCATCGCGGTGAACATCAAGCTGCTCACAACTTCCTCAGCTTCATGTTTTTGCATGTCAAATTCGGTAGGCATCGTTACTTCGCTCCTGATTCAACGTATGAATCAATAAGTCTGGTAAGCTGGTCACAATAAACATCTTCGTGAGACTTCACGGTAATCAGTTCATACTTGCGGCGCTTCTTGAACTCAACGGTGTACGTGTCATTGAACATCAACCGAACTTTCACATGGCCCTTGAACTTGCGACCCTTAACACTAAAAGATAACCAACCCATGTCTTGGTCAGAAGCGGCTGCACCTGTCAGTTTATCCGCGCCCCAACACATCATGGCTTCCCAACCAGTAGTGCCATCATTGGCTCTGCCGGCTGTTATTTGGTCTCTTATTGTGTTTCCTACTTGAATCGAATCCATCTATCTAGCTCCTTTTTATTTCCGAACGTGTATATAATAGGAAACTTTTAGACTATATGCAACCCATTTTGTGCAATTATTATCGCATTGCCGAATATTTTTTGAGTGTGTCCTTCGCCTTCTATAATGCTAGTCGCAGCGAAGTTTTGAGGTAAGTTGTTGTCTTGCGCTCTGTGGTAGAGGATGCCATCGCTTAGAGCTATGTTTTTAGCCTTGCCGCCGAGGAGCAAGCGCATCTCCCCAGCGTCAGGCATTTCTGTCACGATACGAACGATACAATCATTCTCAGAGTTATGAATTGTAAAATGTCTTGTCATGCAACGCAGAGAATGTTTCTATCGCACGATCCAGAACCTTCTCATGTTGTTCTATGAGAGACATCAAATTCTTGATGTGCATTTCTTGGTTTTTGTAAAGATCCAAAAGCAGGTTGACCGTTGCCTTCATCTTGGCCCAATCACCTTCAACCCCAGCCTCCCTAATCTTGTTCACTAGCTCTGCGTGAGTCATACATTCACCTCCGTTGCTGGCAAAGCATGAAAATCATCAAGCGTGATGTCCAAGAAAGCAGCGCTAGATTCTGCGCCGAACTCATTGTGGACAAACCTAACGCGAATATTTTCATCGTTGTGCGGCATTGACCAAGTGATTGGAAAAAGCGCGTCTTTGTCAATCTCTTTGAAGAAACTGTGCTCTAGCGTACGGTTGTAATTGAGATCCTTGGCCTTCTCATTCGCGGCGCGTAAGGTTTCGTAATCAAAATATTTTATCATATCAAGCTCCATTAAAAGGTTTCCCATTGTACACAAGTTGATGTTTGTTGCAACCCATATTGGGTAGGCTGTGTGGATCCACGCCATTTGGTGTCAAGCGGTTTCAGTCAGTACCATCTCGTTTCATGTAGTCCCACTCACCTCTATCGTCTTTGCACAATTTGTACCGATGAAGGACGTTGTACGCCGTGGTGGTGCTTATCTTGAGGGACTTAGCTATTGATTTGCCTGTTCTACCTTTTAGGCTTTCCAGCAGTATCTTGATGATCTGCGGCCCCGTGATGGGATCTTTTCGCGGGTAGTACACAGATTGAGCTTGCCGTTCATCTTGCTTGGCGGCATATCTCTTCTGCGCTTCTATTGCATCAATGAGGCTTGCCATTCTGATATTCATTCCACAGTTCTTCTGCCAGCTCTTGTCCGTATGTTGACGGCAGGAAGTGAGCTTCGAAAAACTTAAACTCGTCACCATATACATCATGCAGCTGTTGATGATGAAACTGACACAGAGGAATGACGTTCCTGTCATCAGCACGTAACCCCATGCCGCGACTGCCTATCCACGGTTTTAGCAAATGATGAACTTGTGTCATGCCTTGGCAGGAAAGCGCATATACAGAGCAGCGCATTTCTGCGATCTGCTCCATATGCTTTCTATCTGAGAGATGCTTGCGCTTCTTCAAAACGGTATGTTGTCAGCCTGTTCTGTCAGAGATAAACCAAGGTATGAGTCACCCTTTTGGCTCACGTTATTCCAAGCGCCGAACTTGTACCGCTTGCCATCAATGGTGATGGGGCCGCCAACGTCTGGACTCTTGGCATTCTGTTTTTTATCTGTGGGGTTCAAGTAGACCCTACCCATAGATACTGCCACCTCATACACCTCCTCGCCGCGTTGGGTCTGTGCTTTTATCAATGACACATACTTTGTCTCACCATTGATATTCAGCGTACCCTTATATGCGACATCCGCATTGTTATCAGGGAACATCGCCCCTTTCAAGTTATCATGTGCCACTGTTTGTCCTCCTTTGGTGGTCAATAATGATGGGTGCAAGGCGATACTCTGATGCCCTGTACTTGTGTAGCTTGGTTATGAGAACTTCGCCAGTGAGCGGTAAGTTGTATCTCTCACGACCTTTCAACGTTCGAAACTCTCTCATACCGGCACTAATACTCGCAGCGCCGTGACGTATGCCGGTCTTTTCATACACCGCGTTTTCTAGCTGGGGTAGTGTCCACGTTTTGAAGTCTGACATTATTTCGTAGATCGCATCATTTCTAGTCATTTGTATACAGCTCCATAAGTGTTACGAAAGCATCATGTATCTTGCCCTTGGAAGCATCTTGAGCCTTTTTGATATATTCTTTACTGTCATCAAAAATAGCCTTGCATTGTTGACTCTCTGGATCTGGCAAATACTGACGACACTTTTCCAAAAACTGAATTGGATTATCACATCCATCAATAACCGCATTTGATTTCACAAGCTTGAAAGTAGATTCCTGTTTTCTGTTGGCTTCCCCATCATCATCTTGCATCACTGGCTTCCCGTCATCTTTTTGATGGCCTATACCACAAGCCAAGCTAAGGCTGTATCTCTTGGCGTACGTCATAGCACTGCCGAATGCCTGTGCATCTTTCTTGGATGCGGCAATAAATACAGGGCCAGTTCCCAAGACACCACCATGACCCAATAACAAAGTCTCAACACAAGCGCCGCCATCTCGTTCGTGGCTTATCTGTTGGAACATCAAACCATGCTTGGTCAGCGTGGGTTTAACCGTTGAGATCACTTGCTCTAACGTTGCGTATTCACTGGTGAAGTACGGGTTCTTGCCATCTTTTGTTGCGTGTTGAATCTCTGCTTGCGCTGCGATCAACCCATCAACAAGTTCTTTTGTGATGTTTTCCATCTATATTCTCCAAAGTTCCTTCGCCGCTTCCCGTTCGCCGTCAGACCAGCCAAACCCAATCCTTGCGCCCGTATCTGGGTACAAAAGATTAGCGACCTGTTTGATGTCAGGGGAGTAGCTTAGGAGGTTCATCATATTCAAGGCGGCTCTGCGAACCACCCTCATGTGATGCTCTATATCAAGCACCGGCTTTACAACCACATGACTTTGTTTAGTTGTCACATGGACGTAATCTACTACTGGCATACAATCTTCAGCTGTAGCGTAGATCGCAAGCTGTCTTGATGTTGAATCCATCATCTTGCTTGGCAACCTAGCGACGCTTTTGATGTCGCGCACAACACCGTCATACAACAGATCAATGTATCCAATGATCGGTATTGGTAATTCTTCGAACTCTAGTTTTATTTTTTTCTGTGTAGCTATCGGTTCGCCCAGCATACGGAAGTGCGGGATAGCTGGGGTCAAATACTTTGGCAAAGCCTTGCGCTCTGTTTCAACTTTGCTGTGGTCTATGTAGCTGTTCTGCTCAGTAGCATCTGTGAGCCTGTTATCAAATTCATCAATGGCCCACTGTATTACCTGCGCATCACTAACTGATTGTTCGAAGCAAGCCCTACTGATTGCCTTGTCTATTGCAATGCCGCGCCACATCGCTGGAATACCAACGTTGTCTCTGTAACCAGAAACATCCAGTATCCAACGGGCCGGGTCTTGAATGTATTTGTTGATTGCAGAAGCGCTGAGGTGGTCTATGTTGTGCGCTGCGAAAGGATCGTTCATTTATCTAGCTCCTGTTTATGTACTAAAACTAGCACATATCGGGTTTACTCACAAGAGCTGTTTTGATACTGTTATCAAAATTGCAGAGGTTTGTATGAAACTTTCGGCTTGGTTAAAAGAAAATGACATGACGCAAAAACAGTTTTTGTATTACGTCACGCGCAATCACAACGGCAGCTTCTCATCGCACGCTATCGCAAAATGGTGTAATGGTCAGCGCATACCACGACCCCATGATATGAAGATTATACACAGAGCCACATTCGGAGCGGTCACGCCCAACGATTTTTACGGGTTGCAAAAAAGCCAAGCATAGCCCATTATGGGTTGGTGAGTAACCAAGCAATAAACTGGTGCCGCACTAAGCGATGCCCTAACCCAACCACCAAACTTATTCTGATTATGTTGGCGAACTACGCTGACGAGCGCGGCGTGTGCTACCCATCAGAGCGCCACTTGGCTGACATATGTGGCATTGCTGAGCGTTCCGTACGCAGAAGCATTAAGCATTTGGCTGACGCTGGATACATCACTGTTACAAGGCGTAAAGGCTTGACGAACTTGTACAAAATACCGATACCTACCTTGGCCGCTGGTGGCCGCAAGGTCAGGCCATTCTTGGCCGCTAATACCTTAAAAACACAAAGAGCCGCGAGGAGCTTAAATGACATTGCTGGATGAATTATATGATCGCTACAAAATACCAAGTCACCGATTGCATGAAGGCCAACAAAAAACTAAATGCCCAGAATGTCAGCCCAAACATGATCCCAAAGACAACCCACTTTCCATTGATGTACAGCCCGATAAGATTGTTTTCAAATGCCATCACTGTGGGTTTTCTGGTGGCGTTGCAACAGATATTTCTACGGTGATGCGAAAGCCACAACCAAAACGCAAGCAATACAAGAAGCCAAAAGAAGCCAGCAACTTTTTGCAAACGTTTTTCTCATCCCGTGGCATCACAGATGAAACGGTTCGGGCGTTTGACTGTTTCGTGGATGGGGAAGATTGGATCGCGTTTCCATATAACGGCAAGGAGAACGAATGCGACAACATAAAGTATAGGCACAAAGACAAAAGGTTTCGGCAAACAAAAGACCCAGTGAAGTCTCTATACAATTACGCCAATATCAAAGATTCGGATACTGTGGTTTTCGTAGAGGGTGAGATGGATGTGTTAAGCGTTTATGAGGCTGGCATTCATTCTGTGACTACGCTGCCAGATGGCGCACCACCAGATGCCAAGTTCAAGGATAATGACAAGCGGTTCAGCTGTCTTGACTCACACCCAATAAGCGCCGCGAAAGTTGTTCTGTTTTGTGATGCAGATGGGGCCGGCGAAAACTTACGCAAAGAATTGATACATAGGTTTGGCAAGCAAAGATGTTGGTATGTAAAGCCACCGAAGGGATGCAAGGACGCTAATGATGTTTTGTTAGAACACGGCAAAGAATTCTTAAAGGGCTTGATTGACAAAGCGAAGCCGTATCCAGTGGATGGGCTGTACACAGTACGCAGCTATTACGATGAAGTTATTGACCTTTACCACGGCAACTATGACCGGCCCATTGAGATAGGGTATGACAGTCTTGACCCCATCTACAAAGTGATGAAGGGAACGTTCCACGTATGGACGGGTATACCGAACCACGGGAAGTCTACATTCTTGGATCAATGCTTGATTCAGATTGCAAAGAACCACGGCTGGAAGTTCGTGATGTTTTCGCCAGAGCATTCAACGAAGATGCACATCAGACGGTTGTTACAGATGCTTATTGGGAAACCATTTGACAAGGGCATTACTGATCGCATGACGGAAGCAGAAGCGACACAGGGTATGTCTTGGATTAACGAACATTTCTACTTCATAGAAACAAAAGAACACATACCCAGCATTGATAAGATTCTGAGCATTACACAACAAACTGTGCAGAAGTACGGATGCAATGGTTTGGTCATTGACCCTTACAATGAAGTAGATGCCAGCCGCAAGGGTACTCAACGAGAGGATGAGCACATTCGTGACTTCATAAGCAAATGCAAACGGTTCAGCAAAAACCACGATATGACAACGTTCGTGGTGGCCCACCCGACCAAGCTTCCAAAGGAGAACGGTCAGTACCAAGCTCCATCTGCGTATGACATAAGCGGCGCTAGCCATTGGCACAACCAAGCAGATGCAGTGGTTGTTGTACATAGGGACTTTGATTCCAACACAGTGCAAGTGATTACACGTAAGATCAGAGAGCAAGGTTTGTACGGAAAGATTGGAGAGGCTACATTCTGGTTCAATCCAGACACACACACATTCGAAGAACCATCCCCAAGAGCGTGGGGTGATTACAGGACAGCACAATGAATAGAAAAATAACCGAAGAGATGAAAGACGTAATCAAGCAAGCGAATGATCCGCTGGAATATAGGATCTACAAATGGTCAGATGCTGTAAATAAATGGAAAGAGCTAGCAACGAAGGCAGCTATCGCTGAAGGAAACTTCAAGACTTGGAAGGCCGCGAGGAAAGTTTCTTTTGTAAATGCTGGAAGATCTCTAGGATTAGCAGATGCGTTGACAGAAGCTGACGGGGACTACGCAGCTCATTGGATGATTTACAATGATGCAGCAATCAAAGCAGAAGCGGCGAAGAAAGAAATTGATATTGCCAAGGCACATTGGGAGACAGAAAGATCAAACCAAGTAAGCCTCAGACAAGTAAAATAGAAGAGTACGAAATAACGTATGAAGAAACTATTATCCATAGAGTGTTGGTCAGAGCTTCCAATGAATTAGATGCTATTCAACAAGCGAAACGAAAAGATGGCTTGCCCCTGCAGTTATCCAAACACAAGGGCATTGCCATAACTTCGATAATCAAGCGGTCTCTCTGATGTAACTATCCTTCACTGCCTCCTTGAGATAATCAGGGCTGATATTCCAATCATCATATCCGTGGATCAAAGAATCCAAATAAAAATCCTGCGGCGGGTAAATA